CCTAAGGAACAGATACTAGCTATACTTCCACAAGTAGAATTGGATATGGCATTAGACAATCTAAGAGCTAAAAGAAATAAGCTATTAGCTGATAGCGATTACATTGTACTTGCGGATAGTCCAGTAAATGACAAAGCTAACTGGATTACATATAGACAGGAACTTAGAGATATTACGATAGGTTTATCAACTGTTGAACAAGTTAATTCAGTAGTGTTTCCAACAAAACCACAGGCGTAATTAAATGATTATATTTATTATTGGTTTAATAGCTGGAATATCTGTAGGTTATGCTTACAAAGATGAGATCAGTAAAGCTATTGAATCTATCAAAGCAATCTTGAAAAAATAATAGTTAAACCCATATACGCTTCATTAACCAATGGAGAATACTATGTACAACTATTCAGATATTAAATCATACTGGAATAAGTTCTTTAATGATTATGCAGCGGATGTAAAATCATTTTGGAATAATTATTTTGAAACAGTAGAGAAATTATATAAAAAATAAATAAATAATAATTGTAAAACAATAAGTTATAAAAAATAATTTTATTTACTTATTATTCAATTAACCCTATCTCGCCATTGCCAAACCAACTATAGGAGTTAGCATGGCAAAAAAGAAAAAGACTGCTGAAGATATAATCTATGAGATTAAAGATCTCTTAGATGATCTTGAGTTAAAGATAAATCCTGATGATGCTCATGTAGCATACGAGGATGAACTAGATGAAGATGAAGATTTTGATCTAGATGAAGATGAGGATGAGGATAAAGAATAATTCATCTTTACAGTATGGGTGGCAGCAATGCCACCTTTACTTGCTAATCTAACTTTACTTATCCACATATTCATATAACTAATCATAATGAAATTTTTATTAGTCTTTACCATTTGCTCAGTGGTTAATGGCAACTGTTTAGAGGTTATGAACACAGGTAAGAAGTTTGATACCTTTAGGGAATGCACCATAGCTGGTTATCAATTTATAGCAGAACAGAATAAACTATTCCCATTAGATCAATTTGATAAAGTTAAACCATCCTTTCATTTTGATTGCATAGAAACATCAGAACAATCCATTAATTACAATCTATAATTGACTTTTGCATACCACTATATATGGTGGCAAAATGAAAACAAAGCACAAGATATCTACAACGTCTGTTAGACTATCAGCACATGAGAAACTCTGCGCTGAGAGAATGTCTCAACTTATTAAAACCATAGATGAGTTACGCGGTGATGTTAAGCAACTTCATTCAGATATGAATAAAGGTAAAGGTGTTATTGCTTTCGTAATAATAGTCGGCGGTATCGTCGGCGCAATAGTTGGCTTGCTAAAATATTTTAGATAATGAAAACAGGCAACAAAGGTGTCTTGAGCGAAGTTATAGCTCAGGCGCACTTTGCTAAAGATCCGGATCTTTTAATATTCACTCCACTCTGCGGTGTGGGTCCAGTTGATATCGTAACTTATAATATTAAAACAAAAAAATATAATAACTATGATGTTAAAACAGAATCTTTTAGATTATCAAATACAAAATATGGTAATAGAAATAAAGATCGTATAAACAGAGCGCCAAATAAAAGACAAAAACATTTGAATGTTAAAATACTTTACGTTGGCAAAGATAATAAAATAACAATTAAATGAAACTATCAGAAAATTTTACATTAGAGGAACTAACATATTCTAAAACAGCTGAAGATAAAAAGATATCTAACATTCCAAAAGTTGAACATATCAAAAATCTTCAGTTGTTATGCGATCATATTTTGCAGCCAATTAGAGATGCATTTCAAACTTCTGTTAAAATAAGTTCTGGTTATAGATCTCCTGAGCTGTGCCTGGCTGTTGGTTCAACAATCAAGTCTCAACATACCGAAGGTAAAGCAGCAGACTTTGAAATAGATGGTATTCCAAATCTACAATTAGCTAACTGGATTTATAAGAACCTAGACTTTGATCAATTAATACTTGAGTTTTGGAACCCTGCTGAAGATAACTCAGGGTGGGTTCATTGCTCATACAATGGAGATCAAAACAGAAAACAATATTTGAAAGCTATACGAATAGATGGTAAAACTGTTTATTCAACAATGGAGATAGAATAATGTTACCTGCTTTACAAATTGTAGCGCCACTTGCTAAAATGCTTTTTTCAACTATTGATAAAGCAATACCTGATAAAGATCAGGCAGAGAAATTAAAGTTTCAATTAAACCAACAATTACTTAAATCATCTACTGAAGAATTAAAAGCAGCTGCATCTATTGTAGAAGCTGAAGCTAAATCTAATTGGTTCGTTTCATCCTGGAGACCCCTGCTTATGTATGTTCTTATTTTTATTCTTGTGTGGAACTTTATATTGGGACCCATTATTAAAATAGTATTTGGATCAGTTATAACATTTGAACTTCCAGGCGATGTCTGGACTTTACTGCAGATAGGTTTAGGTGGTTATGTTGTTGGTAGATCCGGAGAAAGTATAGCAAGAACCTTAGCTAATAAAACTACAAGCTCCAAAGAAGAGTAATGTCTGATAAAATTAAAACAGCATTTGCAATGATGTATAAAAAGAAAGCAACTAACAAAGACTGGTATGGCAAAAAAAAATCTAGAAAACAAACATATAAGAAAACCGCCTAAGAAAAGAAAAGGTAGACATACCAAAAAAGTTAATAAGCATAAAACTTATAAACCTTATGTGGGACAAGGTAGAGTATGATTAAGTTATTAAATAAATTTAATACCTGGTTAAGTAATTTCTTATGGAATATTGAAACAAATAAACGTAAAGTAAGAATAGTTAAATTTAAAAAGGTTATTAAAAAATCTAATAAATTTTATAGATGATTAAATGTATATTTAAAACCATGTATGGCTGCTTATTATTAAACAAATGTAAATGTTATGAGAAAAGAACATAAGAACCCAAAGGGTGGATTAACAGCTGCAGGTAGAGCTTACTTTAAAAGAACTGAGGGATCTAATCTTAAACCTCCTGTAAAAGGTGGTTTAAACCCACGTAGGATCTCTTTTGCCGCTAGGTTTGGGGGTATGAAGGGTGCAATGAAGGATAGCAAAAATAGACCCACTAGATTGGCTTTAGCGCTAAAAGCATGGGGGTTCAGAAATAAGGAATCTGCTAGAGCTTTCGCTGCTAGACATAAGAAGTCGTGAAAAAAAAGAAAAAGAATAGTATATTTCGTTGTGGGTTCTGCTTTATTTGTAATAAAGAATTATTGTCAAATATGGGTGGATGGGTTATTAATGCAGAACACAGGCGGTTTTGTCATGCAGGTGATGGTGATTGCTTTGATAGATATCACCAAGATAACCTAAAACGCAGAGCTGCTGAAAATAGAAAAGAGGAAAGATATTATGCCGCTAAATCCTAAAGGTAAAAAGATACTTGCTGCAATGAAAAAACAGTATGGAGCTAAACGTGGAGAAAAAGTATTTTATTCTGCAGAAAATAAAGGTACAATATCAGGTGTTAAAAAAAAGAAAGGAACTATATTATAATGGAACGCAAAGGTTTATATTACAATATTAATAAACGTAGAGCTGCCGGAACTTCAAGAAGTAAAAAAGATTCTACTATATCTCCTGAAGCATACAGGAATATGAAAGCTGGTTTTCCTAAAAAGAAAAAGAAAACTATTCTATAGTTCTTTATTTATTTGTTCGTAGATATTCCAGATTTCATTCTGTGGTTTCCAAAAACCAATCTTTAAATTCTTTTGGTTATGGTGATACATGATTGTTGTATGATTTCTTTTACCAAGAATAAAACCAACAAGCGTATAATTCATACTAGCTCGTTCTAACATACAATTTATTGCAAGAGTTCTTGCATAAACAAACTTCTGCAATCTACTTGCTGATTTTATTTCATCAATAGATACATCAAGTCTTTTAGATACTTTTTCTAAAATATAGTTAATCTCAGGGATGATATTAACAACATTAGATTTTTTTGGTGTCTGGTTTATTAAATATAATTTCTTTTTAGAAATTACATTATAATACTTGGCTTTATATTTTGATAATTCACCATTCATATAATCCCAAACTAATCTAGATCCAGTAATAAAACCTTCTCTATATTCTTTATTCTGAATTGTTTTAGTTCTTCCTTTAATAGAAGTTTTTAATCTTATGATTGCTGCTTTAGTAAATTCACTCATTAGTATCTCCTTCATCAAATTGAAATATAAGATTAAAGAAGTCATAGATTAATGAAGTGGCTGCAATCAGTATTAGCAACTGCATTAATGTAACGATGTATGTAAGCATATTATCTCCTGTTGTTAAAATATATTAATAGTAAAATTGAAATTAAGATTAATTCATACCAAAATAAATCTTGTAATGTTTCAATCATTAATTCCTACCCATTCATTATCGCATTTAACGCATCTGAATAACGCAGGTTCTGGATCTGCCTGGATATCCTTAGTTGTAAGATTAGGAGTATACCACTCTTGAGTTAATTCACTTTGTAAATATACTAAGTTTTTTTTAACTGCGATGTATTGGATCCTAGCGCTGTTACAATCTGGACATCTAATTATTCTCACTGCTTTACCTCCTGTAGTTTAAGTTGATCATCATCA